CTCACGGGCGCGTTGCTCAAATGCGGCGGCGCTGAAAAATCCTTTAAACATTGGGTTTCCCTTTCAAAGTTGCGATGTGTGCCCGGTACGTCTTATTCATGCTGATAGCCTGACGGGTAATACCGGTCTTTTTCGAGGCCGCGTAAGCCGTGAGCCCCTTTTCCACAATGAGGCGGAGCGCTTCTTTCATCTCCGCCGATACACGTCCAGCCATAAGAGTTACTCCCCGAGGGTCCGCAAAATAGCGAGCAGCGCGTCGCGCTCACCCGACCACGCCGCCGACCACGCCGCCGACTCACCCGACCACGCCGCCGACTCACCCGCCCACGCCGCCGACCTCGCCGCCGACCCCGCCGCCGACCTCGCCGACCTCGCCGCCGACTCCGCCGCCGACCACGCCGCCGACCTCGCCGCCGACCACGCCGCCTCGTCGGAAAAACCGTCAAGAGACTGTTTGCAAAAAGCGATTACGCCTTCGAGCGCTGCGATACACTGAGCGGCGTACGGCTCGGGGTTGCCGCGCAAACGCTCAATTTGGATTTGATGGCGAGCGAGGGCCAGATGAAAGCGCACCGGTTCGAGGTCCACGCCGACCGGAACGGCCGCGAGCAGATCCGTGCCGAACTGGGCGGCCTCGGCTTTCGGAATACCCTCGAAAATTTTGTCGGCCAGGCGCGCCAACCATTCAGGCCAACCGAGTTCAATCGGGAATTGCGCGTGGTCGTAGTTGTCGAGAGTGCAGCCGACGAAACAGCCCCGGCTACCGTCGAAGCCGGTCCCTTGAATGACATCATCGGCGGCGCGATGCGCTGCGAATCGGAGGGCAAATTTAGTTTTGATCGTTGCATCGCCGTGGTAGGACAACATGGTATTTCCTTTCGTTGGGTTGGTGTTGCGAGTCATCAGAATAGTTCAATCATTTACCGTTGTCAATCAATCTTTTCGGTACCGCTTGCCGCGCCATCCGCCGTTCGCCTTGATCGGCCAGTCGTGCGCCCATGCCGGCATCGTGGACATGATGCGTTCGACTTCCTCGACGGACCCGAAGCCCTCCGGCACCTCCGGAACGTCCTCGTCGTACACGTGGAGCACGATCGGGTAGCCGGACGCGCGCAACGCCAACATGCCGTGCCATTGGATATCGCGCGCCGTGGCCTGGACGATGTTCTCGGTCATCCGGCCGCCCCACGTGTCTTTGCGTATCCAACCGGTCGCCCCGTTTTTCGGGTTCGTGTTCCAGCCCTCGTACGAGATCGAATATTCGCCCTGGCGCCGCGTGCTTAGCCGGAGGCGTGGCCGATGGTATTTGATCGTCCGGCCCGACAACAGCGTGAGGTACAGCACGTCGGCGCGCAGCAGGAATTTAAAGCCCCGGAACTCGTACTCGACGCCCGGGTCGAGTAGCGCTTTAATGAACGTGCCCTCGACGCCGAACAGCTCGGCGCGGTACCCATCCTCCCACGGCATGCCCCGGTGCTGGCCGCCCCAAAATTCGACGATGGCGGGCGAGGCTTTACGCCAGGCGAGAATAGCTTTTTTCATCGCCTTTTCGTCCATGAACTCATCGGCGCCGAACGCAATCCACGAGCCTATCCAGCCCTGGAAGCCGGACGCCAGCTCCGCTACCTTGCCGATCTTTTTGCGCTCCGGATGATGCGACCCTTTGGCCGCCGGCTTGCGCGTGTACCAGTCGGGCGCGGCGAGCTCGGCGTCCGTGTAGCCGAAATGGCGCATGAACTCCTCGAACGGAATGCCGGTAATTTTGGCCGCCGACATCTCGTAAATCTTGCCGTGCGTCCGGAACACGTCGATACGCCATTGCTCGCCGGCGATCATGGCCAGGACGACCGCCTCGATCGCGCTGTAATCGCTGCAAAGTAGGTCCATGCCTGGCCCGGCGATAAACAGGCCGCGCAGGCACCCGGAGACGGCCGCCATCGCGTCGCCGAAATAATGCTCGACTACCTCAAGGCTTCGGGTTGCGATGACCTGTAGCGCGTCCTCGACGGCCGCCGGCCCCCATTCAACGGTTTTCTTGCCGGGCGCGCGCGGCGTGGCGCACCACGGGCACACGATCGAGTCTTTACAAAAATGATGCGCGCAGCCATCGCAAAGGAACACGGCCGGTCCGCTGTTGGGCAAGTTGGTCGGCTGGGCGCCGTTACCCGTCGTGCGGCCCGTGTGGGCGCCGTGGTATGTATACAGATCATGCAAGCGCCCGGCGCTCGATAAGCTGTTCGCCATCGCAAACACTTTTTTGACGGCGGCCGAGCCGACTTTCTCGCGGATCTCAAGCGCGCGCCGGCAATGGGGCGGCATCGGTAAGCGGTTCACCTGGTAAGCGGTCCCGGCCTCCGCGTCGACCACGTAGGCCCGCATGCCGCGCCGGATCTTGTCGTCGATCGCGAGCGCTTCCTCGAGGTGCTCTTGATCGAGCGAATCGAGGTGCAAGCCGTTATCGCGTAACCAGCCCTGCAGCTTTTGCAGCTCGGACGCGCGCGCCACGACGCCGCCGGTCAACGCGTACAGTTCGCGATTATATTTCTCGTGTGCCTGGTTGATGATGGCGATACAGTTTTGCACGCCGTCGCGGTCAATCTGGACGCCGCGAATATTGATCTCCTGGTCCATGAGCCAATACTGCAACTCGGTCGCGTCGAGGTCCGGTATCCGGCTCGAGGCCTCCGCCTCGGAGACGATGTCCCGCTCGTTGTATTGGTACAGGCGCTCGGCCTCCTCGGGCTCGTGGCCGGGGAAAATGCGAGTACCGGGGCGTTTTTTCGTCGGGTTCTGGGGCACGCTAAATTTCTTGAGCAGCGCGTCGCCGGCGGGGTCTTTCTTGTACTCGAGGTCGAGCACGTCGCCCGCCTTGCCCAGCGCGCCGGGTAACGCGAACGCGCGCGACTTCGCCATCGCGCATCGCAGCTGGGCCAACGGCAAGGACGGCCAACCGTACAGGCGCGTGCAAACGAGGTTCCAGATTCGGAACTCGAACGAGCTATTCCACGCCTCGAGCAGCTGGCCCGCCAACACGTGGGCGATAAGGTCGATCGGCGCCGGCATGCCGGGCAACCAGCGGCGCCGCCCGCGCCCGTCCTTGAGGTCGTAGTACACCGAAAGAACCTCCGTGCTCGGATGCTCCGCGTACACCTGGGCGCCCACGACGCCGAGCCCCTTTTTCCCTTGCGACGCGTTGGGGAGACAAATGTACTTTTGCGTGCCGACGTTCCACACGAACCCGGCCTCGCCGTACGTCTCGAAATCGAAGTCCGGTAACACGGTGGCCACGCCGAGGCCCGCGACGATTTGCGAGCCGGCGGGGCGGTTCCAGATTGAGGGGGGAGGGGCAAGTATCATAGTTCGGCAAGTTGGTTTGTTTTCGTGGGCCGCCCTCGACTCGAACGAGGTCGCGCTACCGGTCACTAGCGCATAGGCCGCATGCGGCCCACGAAAACCGCCCCGTGAGGAGCGGCACCCGATTTAGAGAATGTAGCCCTCTTGGCGGAGGAGCTGCTCGTTCCAACCCGGCATCGCCATCAACTGGGCGAACGACATGCCGGCCGCTTTCGCCGTCACCTGGGGGCTAATAGGGGATATCGGCGGCCCAACTGGCGCAATCGGTGGCGGCGGGAGGGTAGCAGCCGGCACCCCTACTTGCAAAAAAGCCGGGTTAGGTACAACGGCAATCGGCGCAACGCCTGGTGGCGGAGGCGCAGAACCACCCGGCGCCAAAGGGACGGGCGGCGCCATCGGTACCGGCGCAGCTGCGGCCGGAGGGGGCAACATGTAGCCCTCTTGCACGAGGAGCGCGTCCGTCCACGCGGAGCCGGGCGCGCCGACCTGGAACGACTCGTACGTGAGCCCGGCGCTAGTAGCTTTTGAGCTCATAGCCCTTACACCATGCACACTTGGAAGGGGTACGCCAACCGGTGCATTCGGGGAGGCATACGAGGAGTTTGGGCCGGGGGTTACTCCCGGAACAGCTGGCGCCGCGCCAGGCGTCGGAGGGGCCGGGTTAAAGCCCGCCGGCGGCGTGGACGATGCGCCGGCCGGGAGCGGGGCGGCGCCGAAACCGGCCGTGCTCACGTCCGGACCCGAGGAGATAACCGGGCCGAAGCCGGCGAGGGCAACCATCGAATGATTGAAGTACAGGCCCGGCGAGGCGCTCGGCGAGTTGTCCGCGCAATTGCCGCAAACCTGGACGTAATAGCCATTCTTGATCGCGTCCGGCTCGACGAGCTGTTGCGTGCCGTTGGCGTTGTACAGGCGAGGCGCGGTACCGCTCGAGAACCAGATAATCCAGTGCCCCGGATGGCCCTCGAGATCGCAAGGGCGCTTGCCTGGCGCGCCGGCGCGGCCCTTTTTCGGGACCGTGCTGTCGCCGTCCGTGATTTTCCACGCGAAGTCGGGGCGCTGGGCCTCGCCGTTTGGAAACGCGGCGTGCGCCAGGTTCCAGACTGGGGCGAGCCATGCCTCTTGCGCCCAGTGCGTGGCGCCCGGCGTTTTCGGGAACGCGACGCCGAACGAGAACTCCACGCGCGGTTGCCCGGCGTTCGGTCCCGACTTTACGACCAGCGGGCCGCCGTCGTAGTTTTCCGTTTTCGCCGTGTAGACGCTACCGCCAACGAGGCGGCCAACGGGGGTTGTAAATTGGTGCGTTTGCTTGGCCATCTTGATACCTTTCAGGGGTTAAATTATTTAACTGCTTGTTGATGTTAATCAATACTGACGGTCGCGTCAACTGCTAATTGCCGAATACCTTGCGCGCCTGGCTGTTGTTCGCCGGTTCCAGTTTCAGGCCGGCGTTACCGCGTTCGGAGTACAGGTCCACGAGCGCCGGGTCGATAAGCTTTTTCGCTTGCGTAGGCGTGATTGCCTGGGGCTTGCTCAGATCCGCGCCGCACAGTCGCCCGAGCTCGAGAATCTCCTGTACGGGTTTGGCCCAACCGAGGCGGCCGAGGGTTTGCTCGAGCTGGAAATACGGGTTCCGGCCGCCGGTACGCAGCACGTGCTCGATTTGTTCCGAGTGCCCCGAGATCCGCGCCGCGAGCCTGGCTTGCGCGCGCAGCAGCATGCGCAGCTCGAGCCCCGCCGCCTCCGGGGTCATCTCGTGCGGCGCCGAGTGGAACGCCACGTCGGCGGCCTCGTACGCGGAGCGCTGCAACGCCTCGCACGCGTGGCGCCCGGGGCAATGCTTACACGCGGCGGACGGCGTGGCGATCGGTTTCGGCATGTGCGCCGCCTCGGCCGCGCCGCGCAGCTTGTTGAAATGCCCGCGCAAGTCTACCGCTTTTGTGCGCCAGGTCCGGACGGGGCCGTCGCGATGGTAGGAACGAGGTTGCACGACCACGAACTCCACGTCGGTAAGCTGGTCGGCGATGCCGTCGATTCCGAGTTCGTCGAGCAGGCCGCATGTGTAGTCGACGAGCTGCCAATTCTCGAACACCTCGATAAACTCGTGCCCGAATTTATAGTCAAGAACGACCAGTTTCGCGCGTCCGGACGTTGGGTTATGCCCGAAAATCCACGTGTCCGGCGTGCCCCAGTTATTTTCGTGAACCCAGGGAATCATGACGCGGCGTTCGATGAAATAGTGCGACACCGACGCGAGCGACTGGTATGCCTCGGAGACGGCCGCCGCGTACACCTCGCCGCCCTCGAGCATCTCCTCGGTAACGAGAACACCGTTTGGCGCGGTCATGCCCTCGGCGATCGGGCGATTAAACAGCATCTCCTCGAATACCCAATGGGCGGCCGTCCCTTCCATCGCCTCGGCGCCCTGCTCGAGCTCCGGGTACCGGGCGTTCATGGTCGGCCACATCGCGCAGACTACCCATGCGTGGGCGCTGCTCGGCGGTAGAAACGCGTGGTCGCTCATGACTTGAACTCGGCCAGCGCCGCCGCAACGTGGGCCGCGAACGTCCCGTCCTTGCAGCCGTTGTAATCCGGCGCGAACTGCGGCGCCAGGCGGTTGAGAATCTCGCTTTCGCGGCCGTCGAGCAGCGCGCGCAGCAGGAAGCGCCAAAGCTCGGCGTGCGTGGCGTCGAGCTCCGCTTGCGCCTCGGCGGCGCGCTGCTTCGGCCCGTCCAACAGCGCGACCAAAATGTCGAGCGTGTCGTTGTCGTTCGGGCCGTCTGGCTGCAACCAGTGGGACAGCGCCATTTGAGCCGCTTTCAACAGCTTGAGGACCGGCGCGCCCGGTTCGCGTTTCGGTTCCGGCGCCGTCAAAATGAGCAGCGTATCGCGTGGTACGGCCAACAGCAGGCCGGCCTCGTCGATGCACTTCGCCCCCGCCTGGTACGCTGCCTCGAGGCGCTCCGACTGAGCAACCGACAGCATGGCCAGCGACGGCCGTACGAGGGCGAGCAACGCCTCGAGGAACTCCTGCACTGGCAGGGCATCCGGAACGAGCGGCGTCCGGTCGTGCGCCCGGATCGCGGCGTCGAGCGACGGCGACAAGGCGGGGGCCGACATTATGCGACTCCCATAGCGTCGAGTTGAGCCCACATCGCCGGGACCAGCTGCGGCGTCACGGCCAACATTGCGACGCTCGTTACCTTTCCCTCGGAGATGTACGCGCACAGCTGGCCGGCCGTCTCCTGGGTCAGCGTGCCCGCCGCCATTGCCGACGTTACGCGAGGCAAGAGCATTTGGAACGTAGGCGCGCCAACGTTAGAAGGTGCGGCCGTGGCGCTCGTAGTAAGCCCCGGCGGAGGAGGCGTAAGGGTCGCCGGCGGGAGGGTTGCGGCCGGTACTGGTGGCGCCTGGACGTTTCCCCCGGCGCTCAACGCTGCGCGCAGTTCGGCGGTTACGCTGGCCACGAGTTGGGGCATCACGCCGCGTTTCGCTTTCCATTTCTTGTCGCCGGCGTTCTTGTTTTTGGCGATCGAGTGGATCCGCGAGTCCCACGGCAGGCCGTCCGCGTCGAGGTCAACGGTAGACACCCCAGCCGTTGCGGCGCCATTGTTCGGTACGGCCGGCATGCCAGGCGGCGGCACGATCGCAGGGGGCGCCGGAACGGCAGGCGGTACACCCGCCGAGGGGGCACCGTTTGGGCCGCCGAACGCCTGGGCCGGATCAATCTCGTTGACCGCAACCGGAGTTGGAACCGGGGGCACGCCCGGGACGGGAGGCAAGACCGCAACGGTCGGTGCAGGCGTCGGGGAAGATACAGAACCCGAGCCGGCCGCGACGTTTCCCGCGCCGAATACGACCGCCGGATCGACGGCAGGCGCGTTTTCGGCGACGAACCGTTTAAAGCCGATGACCTGGCCGGCGGTTTCCGGCATGACGCGGGTTTCGGTCGCTTTCGCCAGCGGGTCGGCGCCAACGTCCGGGCGGTCGGCGTGCGCGAGGGCCACGCTGTCGCCGGCGAGGGTCAACATCATAGCCGACAGGGCACGCAAAACACGCGCGGGCTCGAGGCTTGGATCGAAACGAATTTCCATGATAAATTTTCCTAAAAGAATTGATGAGAGTCAATATTAATGCGATACTGACGCCTCAGTCAACATCTATTTGAGGTAAATCAATGTACGTTTTCAACGAGGATTGCCGAACGGGGCTTTTACCGTTTGCGGGCCTGGGCGACGCTGCGATCGCCGACCCGCCGTATGGGGACACCTCGCTACATTGGGACCGCCGGGTCGCCGGCTGGGTCGGCGCCGTCTCCGCCGCGCTGAAACCGAACGCGAGTATCTGGGTTTTCGGGAGCTTGCGTTTCCTGGCGCCGCTTTTCGCCGAGCTCGAGGCGGCCGGTTTCAAATACTCGCAAGACATCGTTTGGCAAAAACAGAATGGGACCGGCTTTCATAACGACCGATTCCGCCGAGTCCACGAGCACGCCGTTTTGTTTTACCGGGGCGCCTGGGCCGACGTGTACCACGATCCGCAATTCACCCTCGACGCGACAAAAAAAACAGTGCGTCGGAAAACCCGCCCCACTCATACCGGGCATATCGAGAACGGCCATTACGTCAGCGAGGACGGCGGCCCGCGCCTGGCGCTCAGTGTGCTACAGATTCGCAACGAGCATGGGCGAGCGATTCACCCGACGCAAAAACCGCTCGAGCTGCTCCGCCCGTTGATCCGTTACTCGGTACCACCCGGTGGCCTGGTGCTCGATCCGTTCGCGGGCTCGGCCAGCGTGGGCGCCGCCGCCAAAGCCGAGGGGCGCCTGTACGTCGGGTTCGAGACAAAAGCGGAGTATGCAGCCATGAGTAACGCACGCCTCGAGGCCGCATAATGCCAACGCTCCGCCCCTATCAGCTCAAATTAAAAACCGAGATCAACCTCGCGTGGACGCAACTGTCGGCCGCTGGCCATGCGACGCCGGTTGTCCTGGCCGTGTCGCCCACGGGTACCGGCAAAACGGTGTTGTTTTCCGAGGTCATGACCGACGAGCCGGGCGCCTCGTGCGCCGTCGCACACCGGAAAGAGATCACTTCGCAGATTTCCCTCGCGCTGGCGAAAAACGGCGTCCGGCATCGCATCATCGGCCAGAAACGCACGATCAAGAGTTGCTCAAACCTACAGCTCAAAAAGCTGAAACGCTCGTTCGTCGACCCGAACGCAAAATGCGGCGTGGCCGGCATCGACACGCTTATCAACATCAAGCCGGACGACCCCGACTTTAAATGGCTGCAACAGGTCCGGCTATGGGTTGGTGATGAGGGGCACCACTTTTTACGCGAGAACAAATGGGGGCGCGGCATCGCCATGCTACCGAACGCGCGCGGCCTCCTGGTTACGGCGGAGACGGGGCGCGCCGATGGTAAGGGGCTCGGGCGCCAGGCGGACGGCCTGGCCGACGCGATGGTCCTCGGCCCAACGATGCGCGACGCGATCGAGTGGGGGTACCTGGTCGACTACCGTATCGCCATGCCGGAGGGCGATGTCGATATCTCCGAGGTCGAAATCAGCAAGACGACGGGCGACTTTAATTATTCGCAGCTGCGCAACGCGTTCCACGAGTCGAAAAAGATTTGCGGCGATACCGTCAAGGCCTACCAGCAGCACGCCGCCGGCAAGCTGGCCGTTGTATTCGCGGTCGATGTCGAGGAAGCTACCAAGATGGCGCGCAAATTCCGGGAGGAGGGCATCCCGGCCCAGATGGTCAGCGCCGACACCGACGACGATCTCCGCGACGATACGCTCCGCCGGTTCGAGGCGCGCGAGCTGCTCGTCCTGGTCAATGTGGACCTGTTCGGCGAGGGCTTCGATATGCCCAATATCGAGTGCGTGATTATGGCGCGCCATACCGAGTCGTTCAACCTGTACAAACAGCAATGGGGGCGTGGTACCCGCCTCGATATTCCGGCCGACTGGATGCGCGCGTGGGACTCCTACACCCCCGAGCAGCGCCGGTACATGATCTCGATCTCGGCCAAACCGTACATGATGCTAGTCGACATGGTCGGCAACGTGCTACGCCACGGCGGGCCGCCCGACAAGAGCGGCCGAGGCCAGTCGCTCGACCGCCGCGAGGGGGGCACGCGTAGCAGCTCGCGGAGCGACGCCATCCCAACGCGGGTATGTCTCAACAAGAACGCCCGGGGCTCCGGCCTGGCGTGTGCGCAACCGTACGAACGCTGGCTCCACAAGTGCCCCTATTGCGGCCACGTACCCGAGCCGACCACGCGGTCGAGCCCCGAGGCGGTCGAGGGGAACGTCCTGCTCCTGGACGCCGCGACGATGGCCGCCCTACGTGGCGAGATCGCGAAAGTAGACGCGCCGGCCAACGCCGCCGCCTACGGTAGCGACGTGGTCGCGAACTCGATTCGCAAACGCCAATGGGAGCGCCAGCAGGCGCAAGAGGGGTTGCGCCGCGCTATAGCCTGGTGGGCGGGATTCGAGACGGCGAACGGGCGCACGCACGCCGGTGAGCAGTACAGCCGGTTTTACATGCTGTTCGGCGTCGACGTGCTCGCCGCTCAAGCGCTCGGCACACGTGAGGCCGACGAACTCCGGTTGAAAATCTGCAACAAATTGGCGCTTTTAGGAATTGACGCAACCGTCAGTATTGATTAAAGTCAAGGATTGACCGGAGGAAATTATGTTAGATGCCATTCCAGACGAACCAGCACTCGAGCCGCGCAAGGTACCGAACGGCGCCGCGCGCCAGATCGTACGGGACGAATTGCGCCTTATCCGGGACGCCGGCGGCCTGCAACGTGTCGGCACGCGCTTTTTCCGTTACACGCCGGCGGTTTCGCACCTGGTCGCGCGCCGCCTCGAGGCGATGGGCTTGATCGAGTGGACCCAGCCGTCCGGAGATATGCGCCTCGCGCTGCTGACCGACGCCGGCCGCAAGGTGGCCGCGTGAATCTCGAGCAATGGGCCATCAAGTGGGGCGTACCGTACGCGGCGTTGGTCGATCTCCGGGCCGAAATGGGCATGCTGGGCGGCCACGGGATGCCGCCGAAGTCCGGGAGCAGCGAGGCGGCGGTACAGGCCGTCGTAACGCTCGAGGGCGCGCGCAAGGGGTACCGGCTCTGGCGTAACAACGTCGGCGGCAACGATACCGGCCTCCGCTGGGGCTTGGCCAACACCTCGCCGGCGATCAACAAAATTCTCAAATCCGGCGACCTGGTCGGCTGGCGCCGCGTGGTCATCGAACCGCACCACGTCGGCCAGGTATTCGCCCGGTTCGTGAGCCGCGAGAACAAGCGGCCCGACTGGGTTTGGACCGGTACCGACCACGAGCAGGCGCAACTCAATTGGGCCAATTTAGTCAACAGCGACGGCGGCGACGCCGGTTTCGCAACAGGAGAGGGTACGTTATGAACCAGCCGATTAAAGCGTCGATTGTGGACCGCATCCGTAGTTTAGAACCCATCGAATTTGTACCCCCGATGCGGGTATACATCGCCGGGCCAATGAGCGGTATGCCGGGCCTCAATTTCGCGGCATTCTTCGCCGCCGCGCAGCTGTACCGCCAGCGGGGTTGCGTGGTCATCAATCCGGCCGAACTGCACCCCGAGGCGGCCGACGAGGTCGCCCGGATGAGCAAGGAACAGCAGCTCGAGCACTGGCGCAAGTGCATGAAAATCGACATTCGCGAAATGCTGACGTGCGACATGGTCGTCATGCTGGACGGCTGGACCGCGTCGCGCGGCGCCACGCTCGAGCACCACGTCGCCCACGCGTTGGGCCTGGCCGTCGTGTGGCATAAATGAGCTGTTGACGGACTCGTCAGTATTGATTACCATCAATTAAATTCCAATTAGAAATAGGCTTTTCATGATCCCCGACAACAAAACGCGCCGTCCGCAAGCCCGCATGCAAGAGATTCTCGACGCCGGCCTCGCGCTGGCCGAGGAAAAGGGCTTTAACAAAGTCACGCGTACCGACGTGGCCGCGCGCGCCGGCATGGGCGTTGGCACGATCAATTTCCACTTCGGGAACATGGACCAGCTGCAGCGCAAAATCATGCGGGAGGCGGTCAACCGGGGCGTGCTGCGCGTGCTGGCGCAAGGCCTGGCCGTCAAACACCCGGAGGCGCTCAAAGCGCCGGATAGCTTGCGCGAGCGCGCCGCCGACCTGATCCGGGGGTAAGGAACAATGCAACAGCTCCCGCCTGCATTGGCCGCACTGGGCAACTATCGTCAATTTATCGTGTGCCAGCTCGTGCCCGACTCGTCGCGCCCGGGGAAAACGCATAAATACCCGCTCAACATCTACGACGGCAAGAAACACGACGCCCACGACTCGAGTATCTGGCTTGACGCGGCGACAGCGTGCGCCACGGCGTCGGCCTGGGGGGCGGGCTATTGCGTGGGCTTTACTTTCACCGAGCAAGATCCGTTCTTTTTTATCGACGTTGATAATTGCGTGGACGCCTCGGGCCAGTGGACGCCGATCGTCGCCGAACTGTCCGCCGCGCTACCTGGCGCCGCGATCGAGATCTCCCAGTCGGGCCGGGGCTTGCATATCTTCGGCGTCGGTCCCCCGCCCGCCGACCGCCGCAAAAAGGACTACACGAACCAGCTGTTCGACCTGTACACCGAGAAACGGTTCGTCGCCCTGACCGGTACCGGCCTCGTCGGCGACATTTGGACCGAGCACACGGCCGGCCTGTACGCCCTCACCGAGAAATGGCTCAAGCGCGTAACCTCGAGCGACGGCCGCGACGTGGAATGGACGACGGAACCGGTACCCGGCTGGAACGGCCCGACCGACGACGCGGAGCTCATCAAGCGCGCCATGCGCTCACACTCGGCGCGCGCGGCGTTCGGGCCGGCCGCCTCGTTCGCCGATCTTTGGGAGTGCAACGTCGACGTGCTGGCCGCCTCCTACCCGCCGGACGGCAACGGCACGCTGTCGTACGACGCCAGCCGGGCCGACCGTGCGCTCGCCCAGCACCTCGCGTTCTGGACCGGCAAGGATTGCGAGCGGATCCGCCGCTTGATGGAACAGTCGGGCCTACGCCGCGACAAGTGGGAGCGCGAAAGCTACGTCCTCGCAACGATCCTGGGCGCTGTGGCCGTGCAAAACGACGTGCTGGTCGACAAGCCCATGCAAGACGCGCCGGCGCTCCTGGCGCCCGCTCCTGGCGTCTCTGGTACGGCCCCACGCGCGGAGCCCGTCACCGGGAGCACGTTTCTATCGCCGGCCGACCAAATGAACATGTTCAACGGCGTAAGCTACGTTTGCGACCAGCACCGGGCGCTAATCCCGGGCGGCCAGCTGCTCAAGCCTGACCAATTCCGCGTGATGTATGGCGGGAACACGTTCGTCATGGACCTGGATGGTACCCGCACCTCGCGCGACCCGTGGGAGGCGTTTAGCCAATCGCAAGCGTTCCGCGTGCCCCGCGCCGACACGACGTGTTTCCGTCCGGAGCGCGCCGCCGGCGAGATCATCGACTACGACGGTCAAAAGAAAGCCAATCTATGGTGGCCCGTGGCCACGTCGCGCAAGGTTGGCGACGCCGGCCCGTTCTTGCGTCACCTGGCCGCGCTGCTGCCGGACGAACGCGACCGCATGATCCTGCTGTCATACATGGCCGCCGTCGTCCAATACAAGGGCTACAAATTCCAATGGTGCCCGCTAATTCAAGGCGTCGAGGGCAACGGTAAAACGCTGCTAACGCGTTGCGTCGCGTTCGCGATCGGCGAGAGGTACAGCTACTACCCGAAGGCCTCCCAAATCGCAAAGAATTTCAACGCCTGGCAATACTGTACGATTTTCGCCGGTATCGAGGACATCTATGTCGCCGAGGGCAACGCCCACGTTATGGAAGAACTCAAACCGATGGTAACGGGCGACCGTAACGAAGTCGAGGGCAAGGGCATCGACCAAGTCCTCCGCGAGCTGGTGTTTAATTTGATGCTCAACTCGAACCACCAAGACGCCTTGCGCAAGAACCGCAACGACCGTCGGTTCACCATGTTCTTTACGGCCCAGCAGTCGGCCGAGGATATCGTCGAATGGGGCATGGGCGGCGACTATTTCCCGAAGCTGTATAGCTGGTTGCGCGCCGAGGGCTACGCCATCGTAAACGAGCTGCTCCACACGTTCGAGATTCCGGCCGAGTTTAACCCGTGTGTCCAAATGGGCGGCCTGGCCCAGCGCGCGCCGCTGACCAGCTCGTACGAGGCGGCCATCTCCGCCAGCCTGGGGAGTGTCGAGCAGGAAGTCCTCGAGGCGATCGAGCAAGGCCTCCCGGGCTTCGCTGGGGGTTGGATCTCCTCGATCGCGTTCGATGGCCTGCTCGGTCGCTTGAACAAGGGCGGCCGGGTACCGATCAACAAGCGCCGCGACATGCTCGTCAAACTCGGCTACGACTGGCATCCGGCGTTGCTCCTGGGCCGCGTGAACAACGTAGTCGCCCCCGACAACGGCAAGCCGCGCCTGTTTATCCGCAATGGCCACGAGTCCGCGAAACTGACCGCCGCCGCTGACGTGGCGCGCGCCTACTCCGCCGCGCAAGTCGTGAGCGTGTTTCCTGGCGTGCCAGCATGACCGGGGGGGGGGCAACACCAATGGCAACCCCGCCTGTTTGCATTCGACCGTTGCGCGTTTTGTGGGGCCGCGCACTGGCGACAATCCTGCCCCGGAGATGAAACCGTGAAAAAGTTTAACGTAGTGCTGAAACAGAAAGACGGCCGCGCGTTCTCATACGTGGCCGAGGCGGTAGGCTTTCGCTCCGCCTACACCGACGCCAAACGCCAGCACGACGGCGCCGAGATCCTCAACCGTACGCCGGTTGTCCGCCTCGAGGCCGAGGAGATCCCGTCATGAGCCGGGGCGCCGATATCGAAGCGCTCGAGGCGCAGTTCGCCGCCGCCGGCCTGGCGCTGCTCAAGGCCACGCGCGCCGCTGCCGCAACGATCCCAACCGAGACGGCGGGCGTATGGGTAACAGTCGGCTCCCGGCCCGGCCTGGCGGATATCGCCGGCCGAGTCCGTGCTCTGGTGCGCGACGCCGAGGAGGCCGGTATCGTCGTCGTGATTACGGCGGTTCCTACCGGCGACACGCGCATGGAATGGACCCTGCAGCCCGCGCGCGCGTGAGCCCTTTAATTTTTGGAACTGGCAAACCTATCAGTCCCCCGCACCGGCCGGCCGCCGGCGTACCCTTGAAAGCGATCAAAATGACTACCAACGCCTCACCCCTGGACGCGGCCAGCGACGCCGATGTCGAGAAAATGATCCAAGCGGCCGGCGCCACGGCTCCGCGCCTCACGCCGGACGATATCCAAGCCGTTATCGCCGACGAATCATATGTCCTGCTCGAGAACACGACAACGACGATTTGCTATCTGACCCTGGAAAATGGGTTCGTCGTTACGGGTGAATCGGCGTGCATCTCGCCGGGAAATTTCGACCAGAAAATCGGCTGCGAAGTCGCCTATAAACAGGCGGTCGACAAAATCTGGATGCTCGAGGACTACCTCATGAAACAACGCATCTACGACGCAACCGAGCTGGCCAAGACCTACGCCGAGGCGCCCGATGCGTAGCGGGGGCGGTATCCGGCGCTTTGCGAGCACCCTGGCGGCCGTCGCGCTGGCGAGTGTAGGGTTCGGGGCCAATGCGGTACCGAGCGCGTCCGGACGAGGCGCCCACGTGTTCGCGCCGAGCCGAGAGGACATCTACCTCGGGCGCTGGTCATACGCCCGCAAGGGCAAACGCACCGCCGCCCAGATCCAGCGAGCGGCCAGGAAGAAACGAAATCGCAAGCGCAACAAGTAACACCGGCCCGCCTCGAGCGGGCTTTTTAACGCTTGACGACGGTAAATAATTGAACTATTCTAGAGTCTCTGAAACGAACTCAACCGGAGCAACAAAATGACCAGCATCGCCGACGACAAAGGGTTCCTCGCCCTCCTGGACGCGCACGGGTACGCCGCGCATGACGCGAAAGTGTGCGGGGGCGACTTCGGTACCGCCAGCGCCTACGCGGCGGCCGAGGAGGCGCTCGCGGCCTACCGGGATCACATTCTCGAGGTGCGCACCCTGGCCGCCCGCGTGGTCAATGACGCCCTGGCGCTGCAGCATGACCGCATCACACGCATGGCGTCCGCCCTCGAGGAGATCAAGCGGACGGCGAAAGCCCAGTTCGCCCCGACCGCAACAATCCTGGCAATCGTCGACCTGGCCGACGCCGGGCTCCGCGTTACTTGAACGTCCACTCGCCGGCCTGGTTGTCGCGCTGCCCGTGCCCATCCGGCGGGGCAACCTGGCCCAGCGCCCGGGCCCGCGCCGCCTCCCCGTTACCCGCTGACCGCGCTGACACCATCGCGAGCGCCACCTCCCGCAAGATCCCCACGTCCTCGGCCTCAACCCGGAATTTGTACAACGCGGTCCCGACCTGGTAGTCGAAGGGTTTCCACCTACCGACCACATCGCCGCGTACCATTTTCGGATGGCGCGCCAGCGTCACCGCGACGACGGTTTCGGTAAAGGCGGGGGCGTCGGCCTGGAAACAACGAAACGTCGTCTCGGCCAAAGCGTTGCGCACCTCTCGTTTTTTAGCGCTCGCCGCCATCGTAGCGGCGTAAATCGCTAACGAAATACTCCTCGTGCATTCAACGCAAGCCCCAGACGCCGCGTAACGCTCCGAGGCGTGGCCGTGAATGCAGGTTTTCCCGGTCGTGTAACGGGTCAAACCGAAGTGGATAGCCTCGCGGCGGGTTGTTGCAAGCATTTTCGTCTCCTTAAATACCCCGGACTTTACCCGAAAACAGCTAATAAGAGTACCCTTTTTTACTATTTACCCAAACCCCGAACATGCCGCAGTCGGGAGCCTTGAAAGGCGGAGATATATTAAGATTAGATGTGTTTCTAATCTATGTTGTAACGTGTATTCAGCGTTTCATAACGTCATTTGTTAGGGGTGTTAGGGGTAATATACAAATAGGTACATATAATCAATGAGTTACAATACCCCTAAGATATGGGGTAGGTTCGGGGTTGTTAGGGGTTCGAGCGCCGAGCGTTGGACTCGTGGTTAATTCGGTGCGCTCGCCGAGCCCTCAGTGTTTGCAGTTTCTTGTAGGATAGATTTTTTCAGCGTTTCGGGGTATCCTCGGGCCATCATGACCCTATCCATCCGACATCAACGGTTCGTCGCCGCCCTCCTGGCCGAGCCGACGTTCAACCAGACCCGAGCGTACGAGTCGGTTTTCTCCGCTCGCGGCGACTCGGCTAGTACGGCCGCCTCAATGCTCATGAACGACCCGGAGGTCGCCGCCGCCGTCGCCGAGGGCCAGGCCGCACGCCTCAAGCGCCTGGAACTGACCGCCGACGACGTGCTCCGCGATATCGCCCTCGGCGTGGCCAGCACCGGCGGCGAGTTGGCCGACCACGTGCTCGACAGTTGCCGCTACTGCCACGGGCACTTGCACCGGTACCAGTCGACGCCGGCCGAGTACGCGCGCAACCTGGCCGACTACCTGGCGGCCGACGCGGCGCGCGAGGGCGGCGCCCGCGATCCAATGGGCCTCGAGTTCGACATTCGCGGCGGCGTCGGCTACGACCCGCGCAAGCCCCCTGTTGATGATTGCCCGGAGTGTTTCGGGCGCGGTATCGCTCGCATCATCGGCAAGGACACCCGGTACCTCTCCGAAGCCGGCCGCCGCATGTACTCCGGCGTCAAGATGACCAAGCACGGCCCGGAGCTGCAGGTTCGGAGCCGAGACAAGGCGCTCGAGATCGCGGCCAAACATACCGGCGTGGCGAAAGAGACACACATCGTCAAAACCATTCGCGATTTGACCGAGGAGGAGCTCGACGCCAAAACCGCCGCGCTCGAGGCCAAACTCAAGGCGGGGGCCAAATGACCGCCGGCGCCCGCCTGCTGGCCGTCGTCGGTATCTGCTGCGCCCTCACCCCCGCGTGGCCGCTGGCCCTCGTGTGCGCCGCCCTGGCGTTCGGTCGATGAGCTACGCCGACCGCCTGGCCTACCTGGAAGCGCTCGAGGAAAAGGCTCGCCGCGTCTCGCTGCAAAAGATCCGCACGTACTACCCCGAAACCGGGCCGCTCCGCCGCGAGCTATATCCGAAGCACATGGCGTTCTTTGCGGCCGGCACGCACTACCGCGAACGCCTCATGTTGGCGGCCAATCGGGTAGGCAAGACCGAGGGCGTCGGCGTGTACGAGCTGGTGCTCCACCTCACCGGCGACTATCCGGCCTGGTGGAACGGGCGCCGCTTCGATCGTCCGGTCAACGCCTGGGCCGCCGGCGACACCGGCAAGACGGTACGCGACATCTTGCAGCACAAGCTGTTGGGCAAGTGGGGCGAGTTCGGCACCGGCGTGCTCCCCGGCGCCTCGTTGATCGGCACCACGTCGAAACAGGGCATCTCGGAGGCGGTCGAGGGCGTGGCCGTCCGGCACTCGAGCGGCGGCACGTCGAAACTGTTGCTCAAGTCGTACGACCAGCGCCGCGAGGCGTTCCAAGGTACCGAGCAGGACATCATCCTCCTGGACGAAGAACCGCCGCTCGACATCTACACGGAATGCTTGCTCCGGACGATGACGAACAACGGCATGCTCATGCTGACGTTTACGCCGCTCATGGGCATGTCGGCCGTCGTGCTGGCGTTCCTCCCGAATGGCAAGCTCGACGAGGCCAGCAGTACCGGCAAATTCGTCATTATGGCCACCTGGGACGACGTGCCCCACCTCACGGCCGAGGCGAAAGCGGAGCTTTGGAAGGCGATCCCGGCGTTCCAACGCGACGCACGATCGAAGGGCGTCCCGCAACTCGGGTCCGGCGCGATCTACCCAATCCCCGAGGACGACATTACCATCGCCGACTTCCCGCTCCCGGCGCACTGGCCACGGGCCTACGGCCTCGACGTTGGATGGAACCGGACGGCGGCAATCTGGGGCGCTATCGACCGCGAGGACAGCACGGTCTACCTGTACAGCGAGCACTACAAGGGCCAGGCCGAGCCCGTGGTCCACGTGTCGGCGATCCACTCGCGCGGAGTCTGGATACCCGGCGTGATTGACCCGGCCAGCCGTGGGCGCGCCCAGAAAGACGGCGACCAGCTGCTCCAAAACTACAAAGACCTGGGGCTCGATATCGCCGAAGCGGAGAACGGCGTCGAGGCCGGCCTGCTGGGCGTGTGGGACCGACTCTCCGGCGGCAAAATCAAGGTGTTCAAGTCCTGCCAAAACTGGTTGGCTGAGTACCGCATGTACCGCCGCGACGATAAGGGCCACGTCGTCAAGAACAATGACCACCTCATGGACGCGACGCGCTACCTCATCGCCTCGGGCCTCGATCGGGCATGCACGCGGCCGGCGCCAGGCGCGTCCCAGCAACAGCCGGGCTCGTACTTCGGCCTCGATTTGTAGCCGTTGCACTCGTTGAGTGCTAGTATTCGTTCCTATGAATAAACCAGCACCCAACCAAATCAAAGCCCTCCGCGACGCGGCGCGCCTATCCCAAAGCGAGGCGGCCGAGCTCGTCCACGCCACGCGCCGCACCTGGCAAAACTGGGAAGCCCCCGAGGGAACCGCCAATCACCGGGCGATGCCGCCGGCCGCCTGGGAGCTGTTCGAGGCGAAAGCGGCGCTCGCCGTCGTCGCGTTCGAGCGTTGTACGAGCCGCGAAGCGATCCTCGAAACGGCCGCCCAAATCTCGGCCGAGCTTGACTTGTAGCAATTTCGCGTTACACTTTGCGCCTACGCAACAAATTTCCTCAAGGACAGCCGGCCATGCTCGAGCAAACCAACATCGCCCCGCCCGAGCCGCGCCCAGTCACCGGGCAAGACTCACTCAGCAACGCGCTACAGGCCCGTTTCGAGACATGGCTCAACGCCCGCAAGCCGCAAGAGGAAAAGCTCCTCGCGGCCTACTCGGACGCGATGCGGATCTCCCGCGACGACGATGTCAAGGACACCGGCGCCGCCAAAGCGCAGAAATCGAAACTGTTCGTTGGCTCGACCCGGGGCAAGATCCGCTCGGCGCGCGCCAAGATCAAGGACTCCCTGTTCGGCTCGGGGAAAATGCCGTTTGACACCAACCCGACGAACGAAAAGCTCAAGAAATACGCCGATGTCGTTGAGGAGATCCTCACCTACCAGTTCAAGGATATGAAATTCCGGGGAATGCTGGGCGGGGGCATCAACTCGCTTTGCACCTACGGCACGGCCATGTTGTACGGCCCGTTCGAGCGCACCAAACACCACGTATCGGCCGACCTGGTCCCCGGCCCGGACGGCGCGCCAGTCCTCGGCGAGTCGAAAAAGCCGTACCGTTGCCCATATTTCGAGCACGGCGCAACGATGGACGTGTACCCCGACCCCGAGGCGCCGGGCGGCGACGGCCTGGGCCTGTACTGGTCGAGTTGGAAGCAACCACACGAGGTTCGCAGCTGGGCCAGCCTGGACGGGTACAACGCCGAGGCGATCGAGTACGCCGTTACCCAGCTGGCCACGAACAGCAGCTCCGAGGGTTCGGACCGCACGACCGACCAGCGCGCCAACGTCTACCGATTCAGCAAGGACGGCCGGGTCCGCCTGCTGCGCTACTTCGGCCTGGTGCGCGTCGAGGAGCTGGCCGAATGGCAAAGGTTCAACGGCGAGGAGAACGTCGCCCACTTCGACAGCCCCGACGACATGGTCGAGTGCATCATCATCATGGCCGGCGGCGTGGTCATCAAGGCCGAGCCGAACCCATACAAGGGCGAGCGCCGCCCGGCGTACCGATGCGTGTACGAGGAGGTCGAGCACGAGTTCTGGGGCGTCGGCATCGCCGAGAATAACGAACCGCACCAAAAAGTCGTCAACGCGGCGTTTCGCCTGTACGTCGAGGGCAAGGCGTTCGCGCTGCTCAAAACCTGCTCGATCGACCGTTCCAAATTTGAGGAAAGCGAGGATTTTGCGCTGTTCCCCGGCAAGCGGTACAAGATGCGGCCGGGCCTGACGCCGGACGAGCGCAAGACCGCCATCATATGGCACGACATGAACGACGTTACGAACGGTTGGGAGAACGTCATCGAACTGTCGGAGCGTTTCAGCGACGACGATACCGGCATCACCAAGTACAGCCAGGGCTCGGACAGCTCGCACCTGAACAACACGGCGACCGGCATTTCGATGATTATGAACGCCTCCTCGTTGCCGATGAAAGAGGTAATCCAGAACGTCGACGAGATGTGGATCGAGAATGCCGTCGAGGCGCTGATCGACTGGAACCTCGCGAACCTGGAACCGGAAACCGTCGCTATGCTGCTGGGCGAGGATCAAGCCCGCGTGTGGGCCGAGATCCAACAGTTCGGCAAAACCTCGTTCATGATTTGGAAGGCGACCGGCTCGTCTACGTTCATGGTCAAAGAGATCCTCATGCAAAAGCTACAGGGGTTCCTACAGCTCATCATCAGCACCCCGTCGCTCGAGCAGCTGGTCGACGTGCGCGAGCTGCTCGAACAGGTTTGGGACTCTGGCGAGATCGGCAAAGAAAGCCCGATTTTCAGCGAGGAGGACATCAAGACCAAACAGGGCGCCGGCAAGCTCCCGCCCGAGATCGAACAGGCGCTCGCCAAACAGGAGGAGCTCCTCAAGAAATACGAGGCCGAGGCCGCCAGCAAGGACCACGAGACGCAAATCGCCCTCGCCAAGATTGCGAGCGACGAGCGCCTCAAGTCACAGCAAATGCTCATCAACGATCGCGACAGCCGGGTCCGCGCCGAAAAGGATCTCGCGCAAGTCGAGTTGACCGAAGCCCAGACCGTCAAAACGCTGGCCGAGGCGGGCGTCGTCCCTTCGGCCGACATGATCGCGACGGCCGCCGGTTGGAACCCCGAGTCGGTCGCACCAATCGCCCCCATGCCCCCGCCAGCGCCGCCGATGATGCAGGACGAACCCGAGCCGATGCCGGAACCCGTCGAGCCCCCGCCCCAGCTGGACCAGCCCGAGCCGATGGCCGCACCCCAGCAGCTTGACGAGCCGATGCAATGAGTACCCGCCGCAACGAAGCCGAGGCGCTCATGCTGGCCCTGCAATCGGGCGTGTGGCCACATCTCGCGCGGGAGCTCGAGCAGCAGCGCGCCCGCCTGGTCGAGTCGCTGATCTCGGAAAACAGCGAAGAATTGCGCGGAAGAATAAAACAGATTGATGATTTGTTGCGTTTGCCTAATACTTTACGACAGGAATTAAATGATCCATTACCCGAATAGGGCGGATTTAGATAACCGGACTACCTGGAAACAGGCCCACAAGGAATAGAAATGCCGAATTTGACCCAAGAGCAGTATGACGCCGAGTATGACGCCGAGATGGCACGTTTGAATGGTGAGGCCGCCGCGACAGCTGCGATTACCGCATCGGAGGAAGAACCAGAACCGGCCCCCGAGCCGACACCGGTACCAGTTGACGACCCAGCGCCCGCGCCGGCCACCGTTGACGAAGTCCCGGAGACGCCACGGGAAAAGGAACTTCGGGAACGCCTCGAACGGACCGAAAAGTCGTTGAACGACACGAAAAAGTGGGCCAACGACGCACGCGTCGAGGCCAAGCGTCTACGCCAAGAGCAAGAGGAACGCGATCGGGTAGCCAACCGGCCGCAAATCTTCGACGACAACCCGGGGCTCGAGGAGGCAATCCGCTACGCGGTACCCTCCGCCGCCCCAGTGGCGCCCGCCGCACCGACCCAGAACGTCGATTCTTGGGCCGAGACTGTGGGCACCGCGTTGCCGGATCTCGACGCGCTGCTCGAAACGAATGTCCCGTTCCGGGAAAAGGCTGCGGCCAAAGCAAAGGAACTGGGCGACGAGTGGTTAAATCCGATTATCGCAATTCGCGAGTTGACGAAATTGCAGGTCGAGCAACAGCGCGTAGAAGCGCAAGAGCAGGCCCGCAAAGACTTTCAACTCAAAGGCAAGAAACAGGCGGCGATGCAAGTGCCGGGCGGCGGGAGTGGCGGAAATCGCGCCCCGGCCCCGGTCGATGAGGCGGAACGTATCCGCACCATGAGCAGCGCCGATTTTGACGCCATGCGCTCGAAAGCGCTTGGCTACTGACCTACCAATTCGGAGTAAATTATCATGGGTTTGAACACTACCGCCAACATCACGCCAGCAATTCAGGCGTACTACGACCGCAACCTCCTCGAGCGCGCGGTCCCGGCCGATGTCCACGGCCGTTTCGGCCAGGTCCGCCCGATCAAGATGCGCTCGGGCAACCAGATCAAGTTTCGCCGCTATGAAGCGCTGACGGTCAGCACGACCCCGCTCGTCGAAGGCGTCACCCCCGGCGGTTCCAGCCTGACCACGACGGACATTACCGCGACCCTCGCCCAGTACGGCGACTATGTCACCATTACCGATATGGTCGACATGACCAACCAAGACCCGGTATTGACCGAAGCCGGCGAAGTCCTGGGTGAGCAGGGCGGTACCACCATCGACCAAGTACGCCGCGACGTGCTGGTCGCCGGTACCAACGTCATCTACACCAACGGCGTTGCCCGCAACACGTTGAACACCGTTATCAGCACGATCACATTGCGTACCGCAATCCGCGCGCTCAACCGTCAGAACGCCAAGTTCGTAAAAATGATGGTCGTGGCGACCGATGGCGTCGGTACCAAGCCAATTCGCCCGGCTTACATCAGCTTGATTCACCCGGACACCGAGGCGCAGCTCGAAAGCCTGACCGGCTATATCCCGGTTACGGAATACTCGTCCGCGATGAAAGCCGAGGAGGACGAGGTCGGCGCCTGGCGCAATATCCGTTTCTTCACCTCGACCAACGCGAAAGTATTCCTCGCGGCCGGCGCCGCCGTCGCAGCTGACGGCATGATCTCCGCCGGCGCGGTCAACAACGACGTGTACGCGACGCTGGTTATCGGCGCCAACGCATACGGCGTTTGCCCACTGTCGGGTAAGGCGATGGAAAACATCATCAAGCCCCTGGGCTCGGGCGGTACCGCCGACCCGCTGAACCAGCGCTCCACCTCGGGCTGGAAAGCGACCACCACGACCAAGATTCTCAATGACGCGTGGATGACCCGTATCGAGCATACCAACCTCACCGCCCTGACCTAATCGGCCAGGTAGTGAACCCGACAGGCGCCCGGCATGATGTCCGGGCGTTTATCTAAACGGTAGCAAATTCAGGAGTATTTATCATGGCACTCAGCACCAACACCCAAACCGACTCGAACGGCGTCGTTAATCGTGCGGTCGGCAAGATCGTCACCGATGCCGCCGCCGCCGCCGTCGCAATTCTGCAGCTGGGTTTCGTTCCCCGCTACGTTCTGTTCGTCAATCTGACCGACCGTATCACGGACCAATGGTTCGAGGGCATGGCCGCCGCGTCGTCCCTGCACTCGGTCGCCATCGGTACCCAGACCCTCGAAACGGTCAACGGCATTACGGTCGGCGCCGACAAGACGATTACGTTGACCGCTGCGACGATGGTCGCGTCGAAAACGTATTACTGGTTGGCCGAGGGCTAAGACGGCGCCAGCGCAGCACCCCGGCGCCCGCGCGGCGCTGGGCCAACTCCCCACCACTTAAGAAAGTAGGACATCGTGACTCGCACCGAACTGGAAGCAAAGAACAAAACAGAGCTCCTCGCGCTGGCAACGTCGCTTGGTTTCGAGGGCATGACCCCGGCCACCGCTAAAGCCGACATGGTCGCCCAGCTGCTCGGCCTGACGCCGAAAGATCCGGTCGACGATGATCCGGAAGTCGCCGCCGCGAAAGCGATCGCCGCCGACGAGCGCAAAAACCCGCTGGCGCGCGAGGGCAAGCTGCGCGACCTGGCCGGCAACCTGGTCAAGTGCAAAAAAGTCAAAATCATGATCTTGGCCACCGAGCAGGAACAAGGCGACGTGAAACTCAGTCTCAACGGCCACATGCTGCAGATTAAACGCGGCGTCGAGGTCGAGATCGACGAGCCATACCTCGGCGTGCTGCGCGACTCGATCGTCAGCACCGTGCAATGGAACCCCGAAACCAACCAGCGTACGGCAATGCAGATCCAGCGCTACCCGTACCAGATCCTGGGCTAAACGATGTCCACGACCTGGAATCTGACCCGCCTACAAATTGCAACGAAAGCGTTGCAAAAGGTCGGCACGCTCGCGCGTACCGAGACGGCGGATACTGACGACCTGGTAGTCGTTTATGACGCCCTGGACGCGCTGCTCAAGGCGCTGCCGATCTTCGGGTATGCGTGGCCGCGACTGGCCGCCGGTCAAACGGCCCTGCCGCTGGTCGCAGCGACCCAGCAAACCACACTGCCGGCCGACTACTACGGCGGCGCCCTCATCTCGTATCTGGACGCCTCGGGCAACGAGAAACCGCTCCGCCTGGTCCCGCTGGTCGAGTGGAACAACATCGTTCGCAAGACCGATACGGCGGCCTACCCGCTGCTCGGGTACCTGGATAACTTCAATGTGTTGCGCACCTGGCCGATTCAAACGGCCACGCTCGCCGGCAAACTGGTGTACCAGAAAGTCATCGACGACGGCGTCACCGCGAGCCCTACCGGCCTGGCGCAAATCTGGTTGCAAGGCCTCATCTACGGCCTGGCCGCCGAGATTGGCGACGAGTTCGGCGCCACCGAGGCGCAGATTAAGCGCTGGGGCGAAAAGTGGGCCTCTCATCGTACGCTGTGCATCATGAACCAGTCGTACCCGCAAGCCGATTCCGTTACCGTCCGAGACTAGCCGTGAATCTCGTATCGTTCACCTACTCCGGCAAGGCTCTGGCGGAGGGTATGCGCGCCAAGATCGACCGTTTCGAGGCTGCGCTGCGCGCGCGTCCGCAAGTCGATTGCCCGGTCGAACACATATTCCGGCCAGGCGAGTACGAACGCGTTATGACCATCCCGCCGTGGACCCAACTCGTCGGCGCCGAGCACACGACGGAGCATGTGTTCCGCCTGGTCGCCGGCGCGATCGAAGTCATGATGGACGACGGCATAGTCATGCTGCGCGCGCCGTGCGAGTTTGTCGCCGGGCCAGGCCTCAAGCGCGTGGGCCGGACCTGGGAGGAGGGCGCCATCGTGGCCAACGTGTTCGCCAACCCGGACGACTGCCAAGACCTGGACATAATCGTCGAACGTATTTCGACATCGAAAAACTGTGAGCTGTTGGGCAACCGTCCGGCGCTGAAAAATGAGGTGCAATCATGGCTCTTGGGCTAAGCGCGGCGGCATGGGCCGCAATCGGAACGACGGCGGTAACGGCGTATTCCGCGAACAAGTCGTCGAAGGAGCAAGCCGGCGCGACGGCGGCGGCCGGCGAACGTTCGGACTACCAGTTCAACACGGCGCGCGAGGACCAGCTCAAACAGCTGGCGCAGCAGCGCGAGGACTCGACCCCGTACCGCGAGGCCGGGTACAAGTCGCTCGCCCAGCTCATGGCCGGCACGGCGCCGGGCGGCGAGTTCGCGCAAGAGTACAAACGCGGAGATTTTGCCGAGGATCCGGGCTACGCGTTCCGCCAGCAGCAAGGCGAGGCGGGCATCGGGCGCGAAGCGGCGGCCAACGGGAGCAAATACTCCGGCGCCGCGCTCAAGGCGATTGCGCGATTCAATAGCGGGCTTGCGTCGCAAGAGTACGGCAACTGGGACGCCCGCCAGAACCAGCAACAACAACTGTTCGAGGGTAGCAAAACGAATCGGTTTAACCGCCTGGCGTCGCTGGCCCGGACCGGGCAAACGGCGAATCAGGCGCTCGCGAACAACGGCCAACAGGTCAACAGCAACATTGCCCGGCTGGGCGCCGCAAATTCGACCCGGCAAGGACAGTATTTGCAAGATGCCGGCGAGGCGCGCGCGTCCGGCTACGTGGCCACGGGGAACGCAATTTCCTCGGGCATTAAAAATCTGTACAAGGGTACCTAATGGCTAACAACAATATCGCGCTGCTCGCCAAAGTCCCGGACTTGCCGACCGCCGACGAACGGGAAACCTCGCGCCTCAACGTGCAAACGCTCCGCGACGCGGCGACCGTGCGCACGCAAGCAATGGCCGACGATGCGGCAACGCGCCAGGTGTACGCGAACAACGCCGACCCGGCCGACCGGCTCAAGGCGCTGTATTCGGTCAATCCAAAAGCGGCGATGGCGGCCGAAAAGTTCGGCGTCGATCTCGGCAAGGACAAGGCCACGACGGCGAAAACCGAGATCGAGGGGGTCAACCTCCGCACGGCGCGCTACAAAGACGCGTTGAGCACCATCATGGACCGCGACAGCGCCGCCAACTGGGTCAAAGCCATGTACGCCGACCCGGACATCGGGAAGCACATTGCGCAAGAGCTGGGGCCGGCGGAGGCCGCGATCGCGCGCATCCCTGACCCAACGACCAACCCGCAAGGGTTCGCAGCCTGGAAGCGCGGGAGCCAGCTGGGCGCCGAGAAACTGGCCGAAATCTCGAAACCGGTTATCGGTAATCGCGACCTGGGCGGCACCGTGCAAACTACGGCCACCGACCCATTTACCGGCGTGCCGACCGTCACCGCGTCCAACGTCAAGACCCAAACGCCCGACAGCGTGGCCAGCAATGCCCGCATGGCGACCGAGGGCTCGCTCAACCGGGCGAACCAATTGGCCGTGCAAGACCGCATGACGGCGCGCCAGGACTCGCGAAACGAGGGCGTGGGCGCCTCGCTGTCGGACGACACAATCCAGCGCCTGGCCGAGATGGAACTCAACGGCGACCGGTCCGGCCGTTCCGGCATTGGTCGCGGCGCGCAAGGCGCGACCAACCTGGTTGCCGTGCAGAACGCGATTACCAGAGTCGGCGCCGAGCGCGGCGTATCGGCACGGGACATCACGGCCGCGAGCGCCTCGCTCGAGGGGCTGCGCACCGGCATGCGCGCGACCGGCAACACCAGCGCCCGCGTGGAGAACGCCGCCGAGGAGGCCACGCAGCTGGCGCCGCTGGCGCTCGCCGCGTCGAAGGAAGTCACGCGCTCCGGCTTCCTGCCGTTTGGCAAAGCGCAAATCATGTTCGACACCCAAACCAACGACCCGGCCCTCTCCCGGTTCGCGACTGCAAACACCGGCCTGGCCACGGCGTACGCGTCGGCGATGGCGCGCGGCGGCAAGGCGACCGTGTCGGACAACGAGCACGCCCGGAAACTGCTCGCAGAGGCCAAAGACCAGCCGGCGTACGAGGCGACGGTCGGCCAGCTGCTCAAAGAAATCGACGCGGCGAAGCGCGCTCCGCGCGTCGTTCGGGACTCGTTGAGCGGCGAGATCGCGGGCAAAGATGGCCACGGCTCGCAAAAGCTGAAAACCGGCACGCCGAACACCAACGCGCAAGGCTGGGCGCTCCACGTGGACGGCAAAGGCAACAAAGCGTACGTGAGCCCAGATGGTGCGCAATTTCAAGAGGTGAAATAATGGGTTTTGACCTGGCCAGCGCCAAACCAGTAGCAGCAACCCCGCCAGGCGGCGCGGGCGGTTTCGACCTGGCCAGCGCCCAGCCCGTGGCGCCGAAGCCGATCGCCCAGAATTTCGAGGACGTACACCCGAACTTTCGGGCGGAGGCGGTCGCCAATAAAAAGGCGGTCGACGACTGGCGCGCCGCCGGTTCGCCCCAGCTGACCACGGCGCCCAAGACCGACGCCGAGTACCAACAGACGCGCGCCGTCCTCGCGGGCCTGAATTACGAGAAAGAACACGGGCGGCCGGCGCCGGAGATCCCGAAACCGGCCGTACGCAAGCCGACGCAAGCCGATTACGACCGCTCGGCGCAGCTGGCCGCGCCCGATCGCACGTGGCGCGACGACAACCCGCTCGGCAACGTGTTCGGGGTTCCGGACGCCGCTATCGGCGTGGCCGCCAGCATGGCAACGCCAATAATTGCGGTCCCGGGGGGTTTTATCAAATCGGCCCTGTACGGCGGCGACCCGGAAAAGAACGCGAGCGATATCGCCGAACGTATTTCGTACCAGCCGGCCACCGGTACCGGCGCCCAGATCCTACGCGGGATTGGCCACGTCGCCGAACCGCTCATGGCGCTACCAACAAGCCAACTTCACGCGTTGGGCGAAGCCGGCCAAAGCGCGCGTATGGGTTTATCGAACGTCAAGATGCTGGCCGGCGCGAACGCCGCGCAGGCGGCCGCCGAGGAGGCGAAGCAAGTCGCCGGCGCGGGCCGCCTGCGCGACCTGTTCGTCAAACCGAAAGAATCGACCATGCCCGGCGTGGGCGCTGCCGCTACGGCCGACGAAACGCTCCGCGTACAGGCCGCGAACCAGTTGCCGGTACCGATGGGTGGCCTCATGACAAAGGGCATGCGGACGCGCGCGAAACCCGATATCCAATTCGAGCAGATCGCGGCCAAAGACCCCGAGCTCGGCGCCGGCCTGCGCAATCGCACGGTGCAAGTCAATCAAGCGGCGCTCGATAATTTCGACGCGTTCGCCGAGGCCACCGGCGCGCAAGGTTCCGGCCTGCGCCCGACCGGCAAGGTCGTCAATGACTACCTGATTAAGCGGGTTGAAAAGGCAAAAACAGAGATCCGCGACGCGTACAACGCCGCCGCCGAATCGGTCGAGGGCAAGACGCCGGCCGACGTGGCGCCGCTGCGCGCGTTCCTCGAAAAGCACGCGGCCGAGGCCGAGACGGGCAACGCCCCGGTGCTCAACGCCGTAGACCGCGCGCTCCAAAAACTCGACCCAGAGGGTACCGGCAAAATCCCGCTGAAAGAGTTCAACGAAATTCGCGAGATGGTTGGCCGCGTGTCCAAGGATGGGACGCCGAACTCGGTCTATCGTAAGCCGCTGCAAACCCTCGTGGATGACGCTGTCGAAACCAACGGCGGCCCGCTGTACCGCACGGCGCGGCGCCAGTACGAGAACTACCAAAACGAGTTCAAGAACGCCGGCGCCATCGACCGTTTGCTCCGCGCGAAACCCGGCACCAAGGACCGCACCGTCGCCCTCGAGGACGTGGTCACGAAATCCACGCTTGACGCGCCGAGCACCGACGCCGTGCGCCAGATCAAAAGCACGCTCACCCGCAAACAGGACGCCGAAGGCCTGCAGGCGTGGAAAGAGGTACAAGGCGAAACAGCGCGCCAGATGAAAGAACGCGTTTTGACCGAGGCAAAGCTCGAAAGCGGCGCGCGCGAAGTGTCTCCGGCCAAGTTGTCCAAGATGATTCGCGAAATGGACGCGGATGGTCGCCTCGAGGTCATTTTCTCCAAGAACGGCGCGCAACAATGGCGCGACCTGGCGGACACCGTCTCCGAGATGAAAACCATCCCGCCCGGTACCGTCAGCTCGAGCGGTACCGCCGAGGTGCTGGCCGGCCTGCTCGATACCGCCGTCAGCGGTTCGACGGGCTTGCCACTGCCGATCGCCTCGGCCCTCAATTACGGGGTTAAACGGGTCAAAAAGAATATGAAGTTGAAAAAGATTGATCGCGCGCTCAACCCAGACGGAGCCCCAACACCATGAGCAAAGGTATGTCGTTCCCCCTGGTCGGCGGGTCGTACCGTGCGCGCTCGCGCAACCTGGACGACCAGCAAACGATTAACCTGTTTCCGGTCATGGGCGGGTCCGGCACGGCGGAGGCAATTAGCGCCCTGTACGGCACGCCGGGGAAACGGCTGCTCGTGGACCTGGCCGGCGCCGTTGGGGGCGTCCGAGGCCTGTACCGGCCGTCCACGGGGCAATCCATCGCGGTTCAAGGCGACAAGGTGTACCGCGTGGCCGCCGACTGGACGAAAACCCTCGTCGGCACGATCGACACGGCCGATTCGCCCGTCAGCATGGCCGACGACGGCATCATCGCGGTTATCGTTACGGGCGCGCTCGGGTACACCCTGAATCTCGCAACCAACGTCCTGACGCCGATTACCGACCCCGCGTTTTACGGTTCGGATTACGTCTATTACAACAAAACGGTATTCATTTTCAACCGGCCCGGGACGGCGCAATTTTACCTCGCGAGCTCCGAGGCCGGCGCCCTGGTGTTCGACGCCCTGGACTTTGCCACGGCCACCACGAACGCCGAGGAGATCGTCCGGCACGTCGTCAACCATGAGGAGCTTTTGCTGTTCAAGACGACCGTTACCGAGGTGTGGCGCGCCACCGGCTCGGGCGACTTCCTGTTCGCGCGCGATACGAACGCCTCGATCGAAAAAGGATGCCAGGCGAAACACTCGGTTGCCTCGCTCGACAGCACCGTGTATTGGCTGGGCGGCGACTCCGAGGGCGACGGCATCGTGTGGAAAATGAACGGGTACTCGCCGGTCCGCGTGTCTCACGACGGCGTCGAGTTTGCGATCCAGAACTACGGCGACACCTCCGACGCCTGGGCCTACACGTACCAGCAAGAGGGACATACCTTCTATGTGCTCAATTTCCCCAGCGCTAACGCGACGTGGGGCTATGACGTGGCCACCGGCGAATGGCACGAGCGCGCGTACCTGCTGCCGGCCACCGGCGTTATGCAGCGCGACCGCGCCGTGTGCCATATGTATTTTGGCGGCGAACACGTGGTCGGCGACTGGGAAAATGGGCGTTTGTATGCCCTGGACATGGATTATTTCAGCGACAACGGCGACCCGATCCGCTCGGTCCGCGTGTGCCCGCACATTTCCGGTACTGGCTACAACATCATCAAACACAAGCGCATGCGGATCGACATCGAACCGGGCGTCGGCCTCGTGTCGGGCCAGGGCTCCGACCCGGTGCTTATGCTGCGCTGGTCCAACGACGGCGGGTACCGCTGGTCCTCGCTCAAGTCGAAATCAATGGGCAAAATCGGCCAGACAAACAAAACCGTCAGTATCGACCGCCTGGGCGAAGCCGTTACCCGCGTGTACGAGTTGTCGATCACGGACCCGGTTAAACGGGTCATCCTGGGGGCGGCCGTTGACGCGGTCGATACTGGGCGATGACTCTCTCCCTATTCCCCGCCCGCGTGGCCATTGGCCGCGTTTCTGGGCCTAACGGCGGCGCCCTTGATGTCATCATGACGCCCGAGTTTGCGCGTGCCCTGACGGACCTATTCGAGCGCGTGGGCGGCGCCAACGGCATGAGCTCCGACGACCTGGCGCTCCTGGCGTCGTTCGCAACCGACCCCGGCGCGCTCGAGCAGGACATTTTCTCCGCCCAGCTGGTCGAGGCGACGGCGGCGCCGGTACCGGTTGTCGAGGCCGCGCCGCCAGCGTTTGACGACGTGGCCGGCCTAGTGGCGCAACTCGAGGAAATGCGCGCAAGAATTAATGACTTGGAAAAACATTTCCTAGTTTCAAGCCCTGCGGTAGAATCGGAGCTGTTTAAAGCGATGGCGGCATTCGAGGCCCAAAGCGCGTTTACGCCGTCGTTCGTACCAGATTGGGAGCGTCCGGGGCGAATTGGGCGGGCAAGGGCGAACACCGGGGCTTTTACGACGCTTTCCGCGACGCTGCAGATTACCAGCACGCTTGCGACGGGAACCGCCCCATTCGTGATTGCTTCGACAACGAATGTACCGAATTTGAACGGCTCGCTCCTGTTGGGCAAGACCTGGGCAATTCCGGACCCAATCGGCGCGACAACGCCAAATACCGGGGCTTTTTCGACGATTGCGGCATCGGGGAGGATCTCGGCGAATCTGGGTTTGACGGTCGCCGGCGGCACGTTTATTTGCCGAGGCATCACGGACAACGCGACGGCCACGGCTTTGACATTCACCGCCGCCGGCATCGCCTCGTACGGGTCCACGACCCAGTACTTCGACGAAAAGGTAAATATCGTCGATGGCGACCCGAAATTGGTACTCCGCTCGAGCGCCGGCTATAGCTGGGGAATCTCGAACGAGGGGGTAACGAATAACGGGAAACTGACGTTCCGGTACGAGGACGGCACGCTCGACGTGCTGGTGTTGGACCGGTTGGGCAATGCGGTACTCAATAACACGATGACGGTAAAAGGCGGGGCCACGTTCTTGACCACGTCCACGGCTTTAACCGACGGCGCGGCGGCGGGGGTCGGGACCATCGCAAACGCGCCAGCAGCAGGCAACCCGACCAAGTGGATCGGCATTAACGACAACGGAACCACTCGATACATTCCGGCGTGGTAACAACAGGAGGTAGGCATCATGGGCACCAAAGTTTATGTATTCGAGGGGGGCACATTGACCGCCGCGTCCGTCCTGCAGGGTACTGTAGTCGCGACCGGCGCGAAGCGAGTCATTCGCTCGGCCGAGATCGTCAACGACACCGGCGCGGGCATCATCGTTACGGTTGTCGTCAAGGACTCCGGCGGCACGGATCGGCCGAAAATCAGCGCGCGCACCATCGACCCGGGCGAAACGTACTTGTGCCCGGAGCTCGTAAATAAAGGCCTGCTCGCCGCCGCCGGCGTGTACGCCGTGGGCAACGGCGCCAAATTCAGCTACACCGCAACCGAAATTACGAACGGATAAGCCATGTCCCTACCGATCATGCCGAACGGCCGGCAACGCTACCATAACAACGACGGCACGGTCGCCGCCGGCGGTTTCGTCTACCCGTTCGCCGCTGGCACGTCGAACCCGAAAACGGCCTATCGTGACTCGGCCGGTACCGACCCGCACCCGCACCCGATCGTACTCGACGCCAAAGGCGAGGCGGTCATTTTCTGGTCGGGCGCGTACAAGGTCGATGTAAAACAGTCGGACGGTACGCAAGTCACCGGCTACCCAGTCGACAACCTGCAATCGCCCCTCATCCCGGACAACCTCTCCGCAAGCGTGGGCGCCGGCCTCCTGGGCTTCCTGTACGCGAACGTCTACGCCGCCGGCACAATCGGGAAATGGCTCAAAGACCTGGCGCTCGCGACGGGCTCCTCGTTCCTGGGTTGGGCGCAGTCGGGCGGGAGCGCGACGACCCGCACCGTACAGGACAAGCTCCGGGAGACGATGTCCGCGACGGACTATAACGGCATCATCGCGGACGGCGTCACGGACCAAACGGCCAAGCTCGTTGCCTGGTTTACGTCGCTGGGCGCCGACTACACTGGCGTTATCCGCATCCCGTACAACGTCAAATTCAACTGCACAACGGTGTACGCCGCGATCCCGCCGCGCGTGCTGGTGCAAGACGACAGTATTATCAACATCGCCAACCCGTCCGGATATTTCCCGCGCGCGACCGGTTTGATCGACAATTGCGACACGGCGAACACCGACACGACATTCGTGCATAGCAGCAGCCATAACGCCAATTTCACGACCGAGAACCGAGGCACCGCGCCGACCACGTCGGCCGCCGGCCGTATCGCCGCCTGGCTATGGGGGACCGGCCGATTCCAACGCGGCCAGCCTGGTATCAGGAGCCCCGGCCGCGCCGAGTTCGCGCTCATCGCGGGCACGGGTAAATGGTCCTGGGTTATCCGCCGGTACCTGCCCTGGGCCGCCGCCCTCAACTCGGAATACTGGACGGCGAACACCGTCATCGCGGCCGGCTCCTACATCATCAGCAGCCCGGAACGCGTGTACATGACCGTCGCCGGCGGTACGACTGGCGTAGTCGCCCCGACGCACCTCTCCGGTACGGCGGTCGATGGTACCGTCACCTGGACTTTCGTTTCGGCGCAAACTGACATCGTGTGTTTTGGCACGAACGAAAACGGCGAGCTGGCCACGAACACCGCGCCGGCGCAAGGCGTGGTCGCCTACCTGAAATCGAACCCTGATTCCGGCGGCGTGGCGCGCCTCATCGTCGAGGCCTCCGCGATCAACCAACGCGCGCATTTGAACCTGCAGCCGACCGACGGCGCCGGCGTGGCGATTACCGCTATCCCGGCCATCGTCGGTATTGAGGACGGCACGCTCCGCATGCGGATCTCGACGCTCCTCCGGGACTTGTTCATCGCAAGCGACACTCTCGGTCTGCAACTGGGCGTGTATGGCCACGTGGAAGCAACGGCGGTCAATTTGAGCGCTACGCCTAGTGTGTTGAACTGTTCGCTCCTGCTCCTCGCCAACACCGGCGCGACGAACATTACAAATTTCTTGGATAGCACCACGACGCAAGAGGTCACGCTGTTTTTCCAAAACGGTAATACGACCCTGGTTAATGGCGCGACTCTGGTACTCAAGGGGGGTATTAATGTTACGCCAATTTCTAATCAAATTATCGTCATTAAAAAATACTCTGGCTCAGCCGCTTGGTTTGAAAAAAGTAGGAATTTCTAAAATGTCGATCGCTCAAATTCATTTCATTTTACGGCCCGATCCGAACGGCGTTTGGTACGTCCAAGACGACACGGACCACGCCTCATTCGGCGTCGATAAAGTTACCGGCGTTATCCACGAAAAAGACCATTTGCGCGTGTACTTTACGCCGGTCTACGCCAAAGCCGGCACGGTTCAAGTTACGACCGACGACGATTTTGCCGGGTCGCTGACGGCGAATGCGGGGCTCGGTACCCAATGCGTTTCGATCAAGCTGCGCGCGCACCCGAACACGAAAGGCATCGACCCGCCGATCGACCCGAAACGGATTTGGGAATACCTCCGCCCCGCCGATGGCTACGATAAAACGTGCGGGAACCTCTGGGTCAACATCACCATGATTACCGCATAAGGGGCGCCCGTGACAACGCCAATCGACCACGAGAACGCCACCCGCTTAGCGGTTATGGAAGTGGAATGGAAGCACATGAAAGCGACGGTCGAGGACTTGAAATTCTCGAACGCCCGCCAAGAGGCCACCCTCAACGAACTGTTGCGCACGATGCACGAGGCCAAAGGCGGTTGGCGTGTGCTGCTGGCGATGGGCGGCGCCGCCGGCACGGTCGGCGCGGTTATCTCGTGGGCTTTGTCCCATTGGAAGGGTTGATGATGCTCACGCTCGCGCAGCTGCAACAAATCATGCCCGGCACGACCCGAGGCGCGGTATTCGCCGGCCCCCTGGCGCGCGCGGTCGAGGAGTTCGGCATCGCCGGGCGCGAGCAGCTCGCGCGGTTCCTGGCCAACGTCGGGCACGAAACGGGCGGCCTATCGGTGTTCGAGGAAAACCTCAACTATAGCGCCGAGCGCCTGCCGAAAGTGTGGCCGAAACGGTTCCCGACCATCGCCTCGACGGCGGGCTATTCGCGGAACCCGGTCGCCCTGGCCAACAAGGTGTACGCCGACCGCATGGGCAACGGGTCCGAGAAAAGCGGCGACGGCTGGCGGTACCGTGGCGCCGGCATGCTGCAGCTTACCGGGCGAGACAACCACGCGGCCTGTTCGGCGCGGTTCGGCGTCCCGCTCGAGCAGGTAGGTGACTGGTTGCGCACGCCCGAGGGCGCCGCGCGTTCGGCGGCCTGGTTCTACACGTCCAACGGGTTGCACAAGGTCGACACGTTCGATCATGTTTGCGACCGGATCAATCTCGGGCGGGAAACTGACCGCGTGGGCGATTCGATCGGCTGGGCCGACCGCCTGGCCATGTACGAGCGCGCGCTCGAGGTGCTGTGATGCGTATCGACTGGATGCTCGCCATTCTGGTAATTGGCGCCGTACTGGTCGCCTGGTCGTTCTGGCACGCCCAACGCAAACCGGGTTTCGACTTCGACGCGTTCGACCTGATTATGGAAAACGGCAAGGTTAGCCGGTTGGCGCTTTGGTACAACCTGGCCGGCGCCGTCTCGACTTGGGTAATCGTCGATTTGCAGATGAAAGGCAAGCTCACCGAGGGTATGTTCGGGCTTTGGCTGGGCGCCTGGGTCGGCCCGATCATCGCGCGCCTGGTGTTCAACAAAACCGACATGCCAACCCCCGGCACCGTGATTACAACCAAGATGGAAACGACGGAGAAAACAACATCATGAACCTGATTCCCTTGAGTTGGAAAATTGGCGCGGTCGCCGTGCTTCTGGCGCTGCTCACTATCGGCCACGTCGCGCGGGTCCACCACGCGGACGCCGCCGGGTACGCGCGCGCGGTCAAGGATCGCGCCGCGTCGGATGCGCTGGCGGTCGCCGCGCGATTGAAGGAAAACGGCGCAAAAGCCGTCCAACAGGCCGCCGCCAACGTGGCCATTACGAAAGCCAAAAATGAAGAAATTGCCCCTGTTGCTCGTCGCATTGCTGCTGACCGCGTGCGCGTCGGCCCCGCCATTTGTAGCGGACCTACCAGCCCCACCGAGCCCAAAAGCGCCGCCAGCAGCGACGGCACCAATCCATCCGGCCGGCTGGTTCGACCGGACGTTGAGCGAGATATTCGAGCGCTAAAACTGGCGGTTGAGGAGGACTTAGCGACGGGGCGGGCGTGCCAGGCGTTTTTGCGCGAAAACTCGCTCGTTCCGTAACCGGCCCGCCGCAATTAGGGCAGCAGGCCGCCCGGTGCGGGCTCTTGCAATACTCGCAAACGGCTGGCCGACTACCTGCTCGAGCGAATGCTCGCCGGCCAAGCGCCAGGCCTCATAATTCGCACGACTCGCGCGTAACTGCGCCTCGGCCGCCGCTGCCGACGACCAAGCTACCGCCGCTATCCCGAGCGCCATCTCAAGCCCTCCCCGCGTGTGGACAACCCGCGCAACGCCGGTCCTCCCGGCTTTTATCGTACCGGCATTCCGTACTCATGACGTGCAACACCGGCGCGTAAATCGGGTTCCGGCTCGTCTCCCCGCTGCTGTATGAGAATACCGTCCCGTATCCGACCTGGGCCAGATGCGTTGCCGCGCCCAGCACCGGCCGGGGCTTGCTGTGGCACCCGTACAGCCTGGCCGCCGGCTGCTCGAGCACCGGAGCGGCCCCGTCAAGGCGTTGAATTGCCCGCGTGGTCGCCCGGGTCAGAATGGCGCGTTTGTCGATCCTGGGGGCGCAGGCGGGCCTCTCCGGGTCGTTCGTCGCCCACGTGAGCCCGCACCGCCCGCATTGCATTTCGTCGCCTTGCTGGCGCGCCTCGCAGCTGGTCGGCCTGCTCATACCCGGCGCTCCTGGTCGCGCGTCCAACATCCCATGACCGTAGGGCGCCCAGTAGGGAAAATCGAGCGGCGCGCCGCCTCGAGCGCGGCGGTCATTGCGACGACGCGTTCGGCCGTCGTGCCCGACTTCCCGTGGAGCGCATCGTCGTAGGCTTGCAACGCGGCGACGATTTGGGCGCCGGTCGTCATGCCAACACCAACGCGGCGCCGACACCCAGAACGGCCGCCAGCAGCACGAGGCGGGCCACTACGACCGACCACTCGCAGCGCGTACGCTGGCCAGCGCCGAACCCGTACACCTCGCGGGCCTGGCGCTTCATTTCCCGGCCCCGATCGCCTCGTACGCCTGACGGTGCGGCGACCACGTGGTCGGGTCGTCTTTGGCCCAACCGATGAGGTGGGCGCCGGTGCTGGCGCGCAGCTCGAGCAGGTAGTCGGCCAGGTCGCGGCCGGCCAGCACCTCGAGGCGTGCGGAGATGATCGGTTCGCGGGCGGCGAAGTAGGCGCGCTGTTTGTCGATCTCCTCGAGCTCTTTAACCAGCTTGCGGCGCTCCCGCTCACGGGCGCGTTGCTCAAATGCGGCGGCGCTGAAAAATCCTTTAAACATTGGGTTTCCCTTTCAAAGTTGCGATGTGTGCCCGGTACGTCTTATTCATGCTGATAGCCTGACGGGTAATACCGGTCTTTTTCGAGGCCGCGTAAGCCGTGAGCCCCTTTTCCACAATGAGGCGGAGCGCTTCTTTCATCTCCGCCGATACACGTCCAGCCATAAGAGTTACTCCCCGAGGGTCCGCAAAATAGCGAGCAGCGCGTCGCGCTCACCCGACCACGCCGCCGACCACGCCGCCGACTCACCCGACCACGCCGCCGACTCACCCGCCCACGCCGCCGACCTCGCCGCCGACCCCGCCGCCGCCGC